TCCAAGTAGTCCAGTCCCATCCAGCAATAGATACAGAAGGTGCGCCTGGAGTTGTATGATAAATCCATCCTTCATTTGTTCCAAATGTTATCGTTGCATTTGATCCAACAAATACATTATTATAAACAGTTCCACCCATTTGCATTCCGAACGGAAGATTCATTTGAACCCCAGCATCATCTACTCCAGCCAAAACATTTGTGCTAGTTCCAATAGTGGCTTGTAAATTGTTGACTGCTGTTTGAGCAGCATCAATAGCAAGGTTTGCTTGAGTTAATTCGGTTTGTGCGGTGGCTTGTGCTGTTGCTGCTGTTGTTTTTGCTGCAGTGGCTTCGGATATTTGTACCTGTGCAGTTGATGTGTCAATATTATTTATAGAGGTTTGGGCTGTGACAACAGTATCTTTAGCATCTTGAACTACCTGCGAACTTTGATCTATTGGTGTAACAGATAAATCTATAGCACTAATTGTGGCTGTGGCTGTGTCTACTAAGGCTACATTTGATTGTGCTATTGAGACTGTTGCGGTTAATGTTTCTACCGCTGCCTGAGCCTCTACCCTTTCAGCAACTGCTACTGCTATAGTGGCTGTGGCAGTATCCGTGGCTGCAATAGCCTGCTGAACCTCTGTAGTGGCTGTTGCAAGGGCTGTATTGACTGCCTGTTGAGCAGGGCTAACAACAACTTGTTCTTGATTTTCTGTAGCGTGAGCACGATCAGGAGCCATTATTCCAAAAATTGTTAAGCACAGTCCCACCCCAAAGGCTAATATTAGTCTTCGTTTGAGATTGGTCAATTGAGTGGTGGTCTCCTATGTGTAATTATATTAGTAATTATACCATTTTTATTCAATAAAAAAGAGGGTAGAAATTAATCTACCCTCAATTTTACAAGGAGTTTGTTATGCTTTTACTTTCTTTTGAATCTTAAGAACTAAATTCGTAAGAGTTGTAATTAAGGTTCTTAATTGTGCTATTGTTACCGCTAATGCAGCCACTGCAGCAAGTGCTTGTGAGGCTGAATCAGTAACTGTTGCAGTTGTAGTAACTTTAACTTGTCCTGCTGTTGGAAGATCAGATCCACCAGTTGCAGAAACAGTTACATTGCCAGCGCTTAGTGGCATGAAAACCTTATAAGTTTTTACACCATTTGCATCTGTTGTAACTGCTGTTGCAGTAATAGTATCACTTGATCCACCAAAGGAATAACTTGTAGTAATTCCACCAGCAGCAAGTAAGTTAGCATATGTCTTTCCAGATAGTACAGCACCTGTAGCATCAACTGCTGACAAGGTAATTGTTGCTTGCTCTCCTGCTACATAGTTTGCTTTATCAAAAGCCAACTTAATTGTAGCGACGGCAGCCTCAACACGAACTGTTGCTGTATCTGCAGAAATTGTGCCACTCTTTACAACTACACCTGCTGAACCAGTTTTTACACCAGTTAGCGAAAATAGTGCTGCACCATTTACAATGGAAGCAGTTGTTGCTGAGTTGCTAATTATTGTTAAATCACTTGAGGTAGCAGTTAATGTTCCTGCACCAACAATTACACCAGCAGCATCATATGCTACTGCAGAAATTGCATCTGCATTTGAACCTACTGCAATAGTTGGCTTCTTTACAGTTGTAACAACTTTAGCAATATCGCCATAAAATGTTACAGTTTCTGTTGCCAATAATACTCCAGATTGTGAAGTAAGTGTAATTGTTCCTACACCAGATGTTCCATCAGAAAATACTCCAATGTAACTACCTGCAGGAATAACCAATGATCTACCTAAACCAGTAATTGTTGCATGGTTTGTACCATGTCCCAACATACCAGCACCTGAAATAGTTGCTGTAATAGATTCTGAAGCAGAACCATTAGCAGCGTTCTTTTGAGTTAAAACAATAACTGCTGCAGCATCAGATGAAACTGTCTTTGAAGCATATACGGTAGCATCTGTTGTTGCTGAAATTGTTTCTCCAGCATTAAGAATAGATGTTGTATGTGCAGTTGATGCCTTAAGATCTGGTGCAGTTACAGTAACTGTCCAAGTCAATGCTGGAGATGTTACTGATCCAGAAGCGCTTGTTAATGTAGGAATAAATCTAATCACATATGTTCCAGCAACGCTAGGTACATAAAGTGATGATGTTAATTTTGCAGTAACATAGCCAGTTGTATTTGTCGCTGGCGAAATTGCTGCTGTTGTTGTGTCTGCTGATAGTGCCACTGTTGCGCTAGATGTTTCTGTAACAGCAAATCGTGGAACGCTAGCAGTAGATGGGGCAGACAATACTGCAGATATTACCGAAACGGTATCTCCAATACTTGTTCCCAAAAACGATACTGATACTACTGCTGTTGCAGTCTCACCAGGATTAATTGTATCTGCTACTGCATCAATGGTGACAACGTCAGCATAGACTGTAGCCTGTGTCGGAAGTGCCGACATCACGCCAAGTGTCAAGGCTGCAGCCAAGACTGTGGCAAGTTTCTTAAATGAATTCATTTTTCTCCTTGTTAGTTTATATTAAGTTTAATTTATCAAGAAAGTCCTTAACATCGTTAGGCATTTCTCGATTATCTAATTCTACCATATGTTGCTGTTTCTCCGCAAGTCGAGTTGCAGAACTCCATGTATGGACCTCAATTTCTGTATTATTATTTTTGGGGGTATGAGATATTGCCCCAAACACTGCTCCACAGACAGCATCTGCTAAGTCTTTGGATTTTTTACGAGGGTGATCTACCCTGTTACCCTTCATAATTTTTAATTCTGACATTTCTTCTAACAATAATGGAATCATAGGAATTGCCACTCGCTCTTCATAAATCATCATTGCTAAATCTTCGTAATGTTTTTTGGCAACTGAAACAGTTTCTGTTCTAATGCCAACAGCCTGTAATTCATTTTGAATATCAAAAGATTGCCAACGGTCAAAAGAAACCATTCCAAGATTAAAACCTTCTCTACGTAAATTAACTATCCATTGTTTTACTTCAGATAAGTTAACTGGACCTTCTGCTTTTGGTTCCCACCATACAACAGCATCAACAACAACTATGGGGGCTACCTGTTCATAGTCTTTAATAACTTGAATGTTAACCCATTTGTCAACATGTGCAATAGCAACAGCACACTTGTCATGTTTTTGTGCAAGGTCAGCATGGACATAATACATTTTTTCTGGATCTGGTTTAAAAGTTTCTTCAAACCTTTTAAAAGAGTCTATTGGATTTCTTGTGTTCATACATTTTTCTAACTTTTCTTTTTGTTTAAAGAAAGCATCTGAGGCATATGTTGGAACACAAGCAAAACGCATCATGGCATCGCCAAGATCTGTATAAAATGCTAGTTTAAAGTCATCTATTTTTCTTGTTGGATTTACTTCCCATGTTGGTTTTTTTAATGCTAATATTTTTGGAACTTTATAAGAAATAATTTGATCTTCTTCCCATGTAATTTCAAACTGATTGTTTGGATCATTATGTGGTAAGTCTTCATTCATAATAAAAGTATGTTTCTTTTCTATTGATTCTTTTTCCATAATTACATCTTCATACCGTTTTGAAATAAAGTCACCCTGATAACGAGGGAATGAAAGAAGAACAACCTTACCAAGATCTGGAAAACGAGAGTCTACCGATCCACGAAATGCTTTATAAATATTCTCTGCAGTTTTACCTTGTTCATTACCAGTTCCAACCTCAGAAGCAAATCCAGAAATTTCATCAAGTACTGCAAGCAACAAGTTTAAACCCTCATGAGATTCTCTTTCTGAATGTCCTGAGTAAACAGTAATTGATTTATCAAACTCAACGCTATCAGCCTTAGCATTATACTTACCTGCAAACCAAGGAGATTTTTCAATTTTTGTTTTAAAACCTTTAAAGAAAACGTTTTTAGCCTGTTGTGCGTTAATGGCAACGTTAATTAAATCTATCGCATCCCCGCTTGGTTTTCCGAAGTATCTTGCGGGGTCTTTGAGACAAAGTAACTTATAAACAATGTAAGCACAAGCAACAGTGGAAGTAAAATCTTTACCGCTACCTTTCCCCAACTGTAAGATGATTTCGTTTTTTGTATATTTGTCATAGTATCTAGCCCCCTCTACTGATCCATAAAGTTCTTGTAAATCTTCTTTCTTGTATATCTGACTCATTGCTTCTACTATGTCATACTGGATTGCTGACAAAGTTGGCTGACCAAGATAATCAGATGACTCAACAAATGTTTTAACATCTACTGGTTTTTCATCAAACTGATTTTCTTTTAATACATCTAAAAAATCATTAAACATCTTGGACAATTGTAATCACTTCGCCTTCTTTTGCAATTTGTGAAAGCCTATGCATAATTAAATCACGAACTTCTGGATGCGTAGAAGCAATTTCTCTAAGTATTTCAACAAGGACTTCTTGTCGTCTTTCAATTTGAACCATTTCTTCGGCAAGTTCTTTATTTTCTAACAAACCAGCCTTTTGAAGCATTTCAATTCTAGATTTTTCAATATCCATAACAAGTTTAATAGCCTGAGTCTTTGCACTAAGGTTATTTGTCATACTTGATTCATCAATAACTTCATAAGCCTTTGTAATAAGTTTGCTATAGTGTGTGTCTGCTCCAGCAAGTGCTTCTTTAGCCCGTGCACGAATTGCATCATTAGCAGATGCCATGACTTTCCACTCATTAATTAATGCAACAACACGAGTTCTAGGCATGTCTAGTTCTTTAGATATTTTTGTTGGATCCTGCCCCTTTAAGTATTCTGTAACTACTTTGTTTACTTCATCTAAATGTTGAACTAATTCTATTTCACTTGACATGGTATTTTCCTTCTAAACGATTAATTTCATCTTTAATATAAAATATTGCTTTTTCTAAATCTTGGATTGTTTTTTGTTCATCTTTAAGTCCCGCTCTCCATAAATATTTAAAAGCATTTCCAATATTAAAATTGCGATGACGTGTAATCTGTATACACTCAACTCCACTAGGATCTGTTGTATAGTGTAATGGATGGTTGACTTGATCAACCGTAATGTTTAAATTATTACTCATCGTTTTGATTTCCTTAATCCAAATTTTGCAAGGTATACGTAGACTGTTTCTACGCTTGCGCCGCATTCTTTGGCAATGTCTTGTGGAGACTTTTTATCCATAAGATATCTCTTTCGAAGCCAAGTCTCACTTGTATACAGTTTACCAGTCATAGTGTTATTTGTCAACCTCTTTTGTATTAATATCATAATAAAATTTATCAGAGTCTTCTAAGATCCATTTATTTTGATTTTCAACATCCCACTTGTAATCATTAATTATTCTTTCAATAACATAATCTTTTTTTAGGGTAAAGGAAGGTTCATAAATACGAACTCTATTATTGGGCTGAATAGCAAAGTTTCCATCATCTCGCTGTATGACATGTCCACATTTGTGCTCAGAAGGACTTTCTGAATACCCGTCATCTATAACATTTGTATCTGGATTGTGCCAGTCAAGAGTAAATAAATAAGTTCCATCATGTCTTGTTTTTGTTCTATCAATATATGACATTCTAAGGTTTGTTAAGTTTTCAAATTTAGTTACAGATATGTGATGACTAAAGGCGTTCCATAAAACTAAATTATGCAAGTCTACTTCAGGAACTCCAGGCTTTGTACAAAATGCACTAATTGGTAATCTCCACCATAATCCGCCATCCTCCATCATTATATGAAATAAAGGACTTCTACTTTTTATACTAGCAACACCAAATATAACGCATGGAAAATATTTGTCATGACTATCTAATTGATTCCTTAAGTAGTTTCCACGAACATAGCATTCAATTGGCGGGATGTTAGCATTTAATTCTGGCATTATTCTGTTACCCCTATTGCTTTATTCCAATTATTAATA